GTTTAAAACGTTCATTAATCTCTCCTTATGAGCCGCGGAATATACCGTTCGAAGCTGTACTCGAATGCGTCCAGCGTATCAATATCCGAGGTGCCGTTATCCAGCCGGACGTCCTCGCCGACTACCTTATCATCGTACACCGCGCCCTGAAATGCGTCCCGCAGCGTTTCGCAATCCGAAGTCATGAGAAACCGTTCGCCGCCCATAAGCATAGTCGTTGCGCGGATACGGTCGATTATCGGGCGCTTCATCGAGTTCTTCACGGTCAGATCGAGCGGCTTTATGTATTCCCGCAAGCCGGAAATCAGCGTCTGCTCGGCGCTGTCGGCGTAGATATCCTCGATCCTGCCGAAATCCCGCTGAACGCCCTCACAGAAATCGTAGATACGCTTGTATATCTGCTGCGGGGTCAGTCCGGTGGCGGGAACGCGCTCGCTCCGCAGGGCGATGAGCTTTCCGTAATTGTAGGTCACGCCAGTTGCGACCATAGCGTGAGCCGAGCCGTTGCCGCCCCAGTCCACGCCGATGTTTATCATGTCTAGACGCGGTAGCGGCTCCGGCGCGGCGAACGCGGGGATATTGTCCGAGAACACCCGGTAAATAGCGCCCGCCGCCACTACCCACCTGCCGAGAATGAACCGGTCGTAGAACACGCCGGTGTACTCTTTTTTCAAGTCTGAAACGTACTCCGGCGGCAAAGTCGTATTATCGTCAATACTGAAGAATACGGAAAGCCACTCATCGGCTAGCTTTTCATTATCCAGATATTTTTTCTTCAGCCAATGCGTAGGCGTATCGGGATTTGTGGTAGCCAATAGCTTTGCTCCGGGAACTCTCAGTCGAGATAACAGCATGACGAAGAACCCCTCCGGAAACAGCGTCAGCTCATCGCAGTAAGCGCCGCCTATTGTAAGTCCGCGGATCTTGTTTTCGCTGGATTCGTCGTTCGCTCCTTCAAGGAGAATTTTGTGTCCAAAAAGGAAACCCTCCTTTGCGGAGAGTGAATATGTAAAGTTTCTTTCGCCGATAAGCGCCTGTAACGGCATAAGGCAATTTCTCTTAAGTGTCTGGAGTGTTTTCCCGCACATAAGGAACAGATATTCTTTTGGACGTGTAGCCACCCACAACGCCCATATTATTAAAGATATCCATGTTTTTCCCGCCGAAACGCTGCCTTGCAGGATATTTACCCGCCGCAGTTTATCCTGTTTCATAACCCGAATCAGGTCGTTCTGCTTTTTCGTGAATGCTATCTTACCCATTTTTCAGCGCCTCCAGAATATCCGCCAGAGCGCCGTCCGCATTGCCCGAACCGCCGCCGTTCCGGCTGTAGTCCCCGCCCTTTTTATTAATAAGGTAGAACTCGATAGCCGGCTGGGACGGCGGAATGTGGCGTTCCTTAGTCTCCACGGTTTTCACTCCGTTCACGCACCTGACGGTGCGGTCGGTGACAGTATAGCCGGTCGCCGCGCGCAGGAGAGCCTGCTCTACCTCGGCGGTCAGCAGCTCGCTGTTACGGGACAGGAGTTCGTTCAGTCCTCCGCAGCGGGATTTTATCTCGGCAATTTTCTTCGCCCGCTTGGCTTCGTTGTTAGTGGACAAGTAAGCCTCCACAAGCTGCTGCACTGCGGAGGTCTGATCTGTGCTGTTTTTTTCGCGCTCGGCAATGGCAGCGCCGATGGCTGCTATGCTCTTTTTCTTCTTGCTCATGCTGTCACCTTTCTTTCATGCGTTTAATCGTGCTTAAATTGCGTTTAAATCCGTGTTTTGCTCTTTGGTGGGAAAACTACCCTCTGAACTTCCTGTGGGGCTTACAGGCGATTTTTCGTGGGGTATGCTTCGCCCTGTCCGTTCGGAACCATGTTCCGCAGATATCAGGGAATATTCTTCGCCGTTCCGGAGCTGATCGACGGAATGACTGGCGGAACGTCAATCTCGCAGCCGAGTGTTATCTCGTAGTGCCTGCCGTAGATCGTGACGTCCGCCGTGGCACGCTTGCCACGTTTGTTGTATCTGATTATCCTGTGTTCGAAGCGCCGCAGGAAGCCATCCGTGATGTGCAGCGCACCTCCGGAAACGTAGCCGCGGCTTATTCCCAGCGCGTGACCATCGTTGCAGAGGAAGCGTATGTACTCTTCCTCGGTGGGGCTGAGCTGCGAGCGGCTGAGGATCCGCAGCGTACCATAGCAGGCTTTGACCGCCTGCCAGGTGTCCGGCGTCAGCTCTTCGTCCAGGAACACATATCCGCTGAACAGGAATATTTCCCGGCGCCCCCATTTGCCGAAGTGACGTTCCATCACCAGGCGCCGGGGCGCATACGCCCGGATATTCTTCTCGGCAAGCTGCCGGACTACCGACATCTCCTTGCCGGAGTTGCAATATATAACGTACATTATTCCTCCTGCGATTTGCTGTTGATGAACTGCACCATTGCCTTGTACAGTTCCGGATTTTCCTTTGCCATGGCGTCGAAGATATCCTCCTTGAAGCTTTCGAACGCCACGTTTTTGAGGTTCGCCGTCTTGATATCCGTGGAGTTTTTCAGACTTACCGCCCTGATCAGCGCCGTTGCCTTTTCGATAAGCTTCAGCGGGTCGGCTTCCTTCAGCGCGATCTCGTCCATCTGCTGGACTGCCTGGAGCACCTTGTGGGATATCAGCCGGGCAATGCCCTCGGTGGTGTCAAGCTGCGGGAACTTCTGCATTTCCTCGGTCAGAGCACGCATGTTCTCGCTGGCGAGCCTTATCTCCTGCACGCTGGCGTTCAGCCCCTGGGCGTACCGGCAGACGGCAGCTTCAGAAAGTGTGATGTTCGCCGTGTCCCGGACGAAGTTGCAAACGTCACGGTAGGTGTAATCTCCGAGGATCATCTGCTCGACGGCTTCCTTGATGTCAGCCGGCAGCTTGTCTATCTTGCTGTGCTTACGTTTCATGGGCTCACCGCCTTATACAGGGGTCGGAAATCTTGCCATTGAGGAACGCGATGCCCTTGGCGGTCAGCTTGGCTTCCAGGCTGTGCAGCTCCGCGTCCGCAAGGTCGGCTACTTCATTATGGAACTCCACGTCACGGAGCTTTATGTATCCACCCTCGTTCAGGTAGTTCACGCAGTCTGCTATCTCCGGAGCGCTCACGTCGACCTCCAGACCGTATTCCAGCTCACGTATGCGGACGTATTTTGTCCGCAGCGTATTTATAGCCCGGAGCACCCGGGAATTGTTGTCGCAGAATTTCTCGCGGTGTACTCTTTCCATGTCCATCTATATCACTCCCTTTTGAGATCGTCTATCTTTGTTTCGAGCCGCGTCATGGTGCGGATAAAATCCGCGTTCCGCACAGTGTTCTCCTTGAGGAAATCAATGTTGTTCTCGATTTTCTCGATGGATTTTTTCAGTTCGTTAAGCTCGGATTTGCTGGCATACTTTTCGTCGGCGCTCTCAAGTTTGTCCTTGAGCTCCTCGACATCGGAGCGGCTTGCGCGGCTGCCAAGCTTGTTTTTAAGCTCCTCAACCTCCGAACAGCTTGCACGGCTGTCCAGCTTGTCAAAACTGCGTTTCAGGAAGAACGTTATCGCACCCATTCCGGCGGTAAGTATCATGTTATAAATAGTGTCGAAGTCCACGGTTTCACTCCCTTTTGATGTAAATATTTATCCACCCACATTATACTATAAAAATAAGTTTCTGTAAAAAGTGAAATCGCACAGCGAAACCATAAAAAAACGGCTCACCGCTTTTGCGATGAGCCAGAATTCATTTGGAAAGCCGTCTTACTTCGGAAACCGGAAGCTCCAGTTCCCGTGCTATCTGTTCCGGAGTGTCGCCGTTCTGCCGCCTTTCCCGGATATATGTTGCGATTTCCGGTGCTGACACCAGCGAACGCGCTTTCGGTATCCAGATCTGAGTTCCCCCGAACGTATCCACCAGAGCCTGGTAGTTCTCCAGCCCGATGATGTCCGCCACCTCCTGTTGGTCGGCGTTAAGGTGGCTCTTCTTTACCAGCATTGCCAGTCCCATTTTTACTGCTCCTTTTCAGTTTGTTCTGCTCCGAGCGGAGTATCCGCTTCAGCAGCTCAATTATCTGCGAACCCTCTGACCGTGTGACATTAAAGAATATGTCCCTGTCCGGACGTATCTCCCTGCCGGTCACTTTTGAGATTACGCCCCGCAGCCGTTCCCGCGGCTTTATCTCCGACGGAGAAATATCCGCAATACGATACATCAGCTTAAAGCACAAGCTTTTCTGCTCTTCGGTGACGAACTCCGGTTTCGGCGCGACCTGCGAGCGGTATTCCTCAAGGCGCTTGATTATGAAATCCGCCTGCTGCTCAGTCAGTTCCGAGATGTGGTCTTTCAGGGAAAACTGCTTTATCCACAGGTGAAGATTATCGTCGTTCCCGGCGCTTCGGTCGAGAAGTCCGGCGGCAGCGCCGAGGGCATATATCCGCCGGATCTGTTCCTTGGTTGCCATCAGGTCACCGAAATTTTGGTGGAGCTGTCCACCGCAACGCCGAGATCTATGCAGCGGAGCAGCCGCGCGTCGTCCGCGCCGGACATCTCCGCAATGCGCCGGAACGTCTGCCAGACTACCGCCTCCGCGTACAGGTAGGCGTAATCTCCTGCGTCCTGCTCCGAAAATCCGCCGATCTTCATGAGATTGTCGCGGTCGGTTTCAAACTTCGCGCCCTTGAGCTTCTTCGCAAGCGCCGCCTTTGCCTTGTCGTCGCAGGGAAGCTGCGCGATTATCTCCTCCGGCGTTGACCTGGTGTAATTCCCGGTATACATGCCGATGAGCATGCGCTCTATGTCTTTGCTCTTCGGCTTGACTTCGGTCTTGGTGGCTACCTCGAAGATATCCGGGAATATCGCACCCAGTGTTTCCTCAAGGTAATGCGGATACACGATCGTCAGCGCCTGCGCCTCGGTGTAGGTGACTGCCGCCTGGGAATCCGGGTCGGCGTACACCGTAGATTTGAACTTGGTGTCCAGGACATCATCGCCGCCGCGTTCCAGAAAGTAAGCTTCAAGCTGCTTCTTACGGTCGCTGAGTTTCGCGATGTCCACTTTTATCTGGCTGAGCTCCCGCACCTTGTCTACGATATCACTCATCTGCGGTTACCTCCTGATACAGCTTTGTGGCGCACAGGGGGCAGCAGTAGATGTCGCCGAACTGCTTCACCTTTTCCGCGCCGCCGCAGAACCGGCAGGTGTCGATGTGCCTGGTAATGATGAGTTTACCGTCCCCGGAAGCGGTAAGGTCTACCGCGGTTCCCGCGTCAAGGTCGAGGTGCGCCGCCATGTCCCTGGGTATCGTCAGCCCACGGGACTTGGTAAGCTTCTTGAATTTCTTGTCCATAAAATCCTCCTTAAACACTGTTTAAATCACTTGTTCCAGGGCTTTTTCCCACCGTAATACAGCAGCGCCGCCCTGTCCTGGACTTCCTCCGGCTTGCTCCGCAGCAGTTCATCGTGCTTCCGGTCGGAAAGCTCCCTCTGGGCGTAGGTGCAGAAGAACGTGCACCGGCATTTCTGTTCGCATACCAGCTCCATGAGCAGATTACAGCGGTCTTTGCCGTGGTTGTAGTTGGCGCAGTCAGTCTTAGCCATTGTCGTCACCTCCTAACAGCGCCTGCATGTCCTCAAATCCATGCCATGCTCCGGCTTTCCTGCGGGAATTCCCGCGGAACTCCACCGGGAAGCACCGCTCCAGGATACGGTCGTATATCCGGGCGTACCGCAGATCTGACGGGTGCTTCAACTCCTCCAGCGTGAGATTTGTGGTGTAGATCACCGGAAGCCCCGCTCTGTAGCGGCTGTCCACGATGTTGTAGATCTGCTCCAGGGCGTAATCCGTGGAGCGCTCGGCTCCGAGGTCGTCCAGGATAAGCAGGTCTATCGCTGCCATACGGCTGCACAGTTCGTCCGCGCCGCCGTCAATGAGCTTTACCAGGGACGTCATGACGACCGGTATTCCCTGCGCCAGCAGCTCGTTCGCGATGCACGCTGCCGTATATGTTTTTCCGGTGCCGACGCCGCCGAACAGCAGCAGTCCGCGGTTATCCCGGCGCATCTGCGCGAATTTCCCGGCGTATCTGCGGCACATCTCCATGCTCCTGGCATTATCCCCGGACTGGTCGGCACCCGAAAATCTTACCGCTGCCAGGGTGGAGTCCATAAGCGACAGCCTCCGGAGTTCCGTGGAGCGCATAGCTGCCAGCGTGGCGGCAGTCTGCTTTTTCTCGTCCTCGATCTTCCGGAGCCTGCACTCGCAGGGCACCGGCACGATGATCTCCACGCCGCTGACTTCAATGCGGCTGCGCTTCTTTCCGCCGCACTTTCCACAGCGGAGCAGCCCGTCCTCGTCCGTGTAGTCGCCCTCCAGAGGAGGATCGTTCTGCATATGTACTGCCGCAAGGGACTTCACAAAATCCGCTGCATTAATCCTGTCCATAGTCGTCAAACGGATTGCCGGACATCGGCGCGGACGTAGCCGGAACGCTGTCTGAATACTGCCCTTCGGCAACCTTGACGAGGTTGCCCGGCTGCATTATCCAGTCGAAGCTTGCCCGCCACTTGCGGTCATTCCGTCCCCGGAGGAACGAACTCTGGGCGGCAGTACGGAACACCTGTTCCAGATCGTAGCCGTCTTTCTGGGCTTTAGCTATCGCCCTGCGGCGCTTATCTGTCAGCCTGGTAGCCGGAGGAAGCCCGGTGCAGATACTGTTAAAGCAGTCCAGAATCGCCTTGTAGTCATGCGCTGGCGGGTTCTTCAGCTCCTTCAAAAACGCCTGAAGCTCCTTCCACTGAGAAGCGGTCAGCTCGATGTCCACCGAGCGGTCGTTTTCGTAGTCATAAATCTTGAATTTCATGCAATCACTCTCCTTTCTTCGTTAATCCCTGCTCTGCGTCTAGGTCAACGCTATGTTTGCCGGGCGCCCTTGCCCGGCTCTGGGCGTTGACTTGGCAGCGTCGTGCTGCCTACGGGCTTGCAACCGTTTCCGCTGACGGAAGCCGCATTAAGGAGGGGGACTTAGCCCCCGAAAGATTATTCTTATTTCACTAACTCAATGGACTTATTGTTCTTTATAAGATGAGCCTTAAGCCGGGAGAAACTGCCCCAATAAGGCAGAAAAACCGAGTATTGCGCTGATTTCATGATTTCTTCCCGGACTGATTTTCTCATCTTTTTGATTTTGGCTTTTTCAGAGCTTTTCAGCAACGATTTCTTGGACTCGTAGTAGAAGCGGCGGCGTATCTCGCAGTCGTCCATCGACCATTCTGCTCTGATAAATCCGTTGACGTATACAATAAAGCCATACTTCATTTTGTCTACCAGCCCGGCAACGATGTTGACCTTGTAGCCGTCAACTTCGAGTTCAACTCTGCCGAAAGGCGGAACCAGCTTCTTTTCGACTTCTTTCCACTGTTCGTCAGTCATGCCCATCACCCACTTCCAGGAACCTCTGTATTTCGGACTGCCGTTCCGCCCGTCCGATTGTCAGTCCCTTGCGAACGCCCTCGTTGTATGAGCGGCACTGCACCAGCTTCCGGCAGCTTCTCCGCCCGAACAGGTACCCGGAAACCGCTACAGCTACCAGCGCCACCAGCAGGAATATCACCGCCAGCGCCCGGCAGGGCAGAAGTCCCAGCGAAAGCGCATTCGCAAGCGCCATGACTACCACGCCGCAGAAAAATGCAAGCCCGTATTCGTATCTCATCTGAAAAGCTCCTTTCTTATCACCTTAATATTTCCGCTGTACTTGTGTTCTAAGACAAGCTCGTCCGGGGTGTCCTTGCAGACGAGCCAGTTGTCGGGATTGAGCCGCAGGGAAGCTATATACTCTTTCTGGCGGCGTGTGGGGTTCTTTCCGTGCTTCATGAGCGCACCACCTTTTCCGCGCCCTTGAGGTCAAGGTGCATCATCTTCGCCATGCGGACTATCCCATTAAAGTCGTAGTCGCCGGAGTCAAAGGCGTTCCCGAACAGCCGTACTGCTCCACGAATACCCTCGGCGGTCTGGGCTACCTTGTAGAGCAGCGTCAGCTCCTGTTCCTTGCCCTCCAGCACCGGGAACAGCATTTTGATGTCCTCCTGCTGTACATCTCCGGTGCTTATCTGCTGCCGCTGCCATGCGCGGTTCGCGACCTGGCGGTACTGTTCCCGGGACTTGCCCTCTATCTTTTCCCGTATCCCCTGATTGCCGACCAGTACAACGCCGAGGGTCTGGCGGCGCTCCGCGAAAAAATCCGTGAACGAGCGGAGCGCTTCGATGCTTCCGTAAGTGAGGAGCTGCGCTTCGTCTACTGCGACGACCATTCCGTCGTGGAGCTTCGCTGCAATGCTCATCCACAGGTCGTCCAGGGACTGAGTGACCGGCACGCCCAGGCTCAGAGCCAGCAGCTTGAGCACTGCCTTTGTGCTCTTGGTGCAGGAATTTATAGTTATCATCACGCTGTCGTGCGGGTGATCCTCTATGTACTTGTAGAGTGCCTTGGTCTTGCCGACACCGGCGTCCCCGGTCACAAAGGCAAATCCGCCCTTGAGTTGAGTGTTCCGCACGGTCTTGTAGACCAGCATGGAGATGGAAGTCGGAGCGTACTCGACCTCGGTGTAGGTTTCGGAAGCCGCTTCCTTGTTCTCAAAGTAAGCGTAGATTTTTTCAAACTGGTTATCCCAGTTCCCGGCATAGTACCCCTTGCGTATCTGCGACAGCGCCGAGCCGGTTATCCCTATGCGTTCGCAGAGTTTTGCTTCGGAGATCCCAAGTTCCGCGGCGGTTGCCGCTATCTTTTCAAGGGCTTCCCGCTGCTTCGGCGTAAGCTCCCTGATGGTTTTCTGTTCTGCCATGATGTTAGTCCTTTCTGCGGCTCGCTGCCGCTGCGTTTAACTTATCCAGAATATCAATGTTGACGGAGATCTCGCTGATATCCCCAAGCGCCGGGGATTTCTCCAGCTTCTCCTCGGAAAATACCGGAACGAATTTCGCGGGTTTCTTGAATACCATGTCCTTGCTGCCCTCAACGGAGTTCTTGACCATTGCGGCAAAGATGTCGATACGCTTGTCTGCGTCCA